ACCGTTTGCGTCAAGGAACATTTCCTCAACATTACTTGTTTGGATTGGTTTAGCCACTAGGTAAGCCTCTCAACGTAAACCGTACCTGTATTAGCTGGAGTATCTGTTCTTGTTCGAAGATGGAGTTCTGTAGATTGTCCATCTTTAATACTAAAATAGACAGGCTGAAGATCTTGTCGAACCGCTTGACTAACTTCATTCCCAGGAATTGGGGGATGATTTGCTCTACTAGCAGTTACTCCAATTGCCCAATGACAACCGCCCCGGGTTCCTGCATCATTCATACTATAAACCATCTTGTAAACCCCAGGAACTAGAAGGTCTACAGTTTTATCAGCTTGAGTAATCGCAACAGCTTCCATAGCCGCACCCGTTGCAAACGTAGAAGCGGCTGAAAATTCAGCATGTAAGGAAAGCAAAGGTACTGGATTTCCATTTGCGTCTATGTCTTGGTCGGCAGCATGCCCAGTCGAAACCATATCTGATTGAGCAGGAATGCACGGGCTTAGGAAGTTATCACTTTTATTCATTCTGAGGGGATAATTCCTGGAAGGGATTTATCGAGATCTTTCTCGACACGAGCCTTAATTACATTTTGTGGAACTTTAATACCTGTAGCTTGGGCAGTAGATTTCTTTTTAGTAGTTTCGGGTTGGCTACTAATAGTAGTACTAGCACCCTCAGAAACTTTTGTAGACGCAGCTCTAGCTTTCTTCAAAAGTTCTTCAGGATTAATTTTATTTTTACCAAGCAATCCCTCAACTCGCTTTTTTTCAGCTTCTTGTTCTTCAGGGGAAGAGATTACAGTAGCTTCAGAACTTGGCAAATTTTTGACATCAATCATCTCATCGTCAAAAGGGCCATGAAAGTCTTTATTATAACTAGGATGCTCAATCATCTGGTCAATAAGTTTTTGATCTTTGGTACGAAAGAGACCTTTCCGAAATCGTGCATACTTAGGAGATTCTGTAATATACCTAGAACCGTCCTGCAACATGTACGCAACTTCACTAGAAATATTCACCAGTAGTGAATGGTACTTAGAGACAAAATAACATTGTTTATCTGCCACAACAATTCCTTAAAGTAAAAGAAAAAGGGGCCGGGAAGTTGGATTGAGGTGCGTGAAGGAGGAATTAGAAGGAGTCTTCCCGGCCCCAGAAAAATCTAGCTAGCGCTGCCGTCGATGTTCTTCAGGATGCTATGAGTCTTCTCAGACTTAATCTCAAAGCCAACCGAAGAAATCCATTCGTCCTGCCAACCATGACGGTTATTTTCCTGGGTGTCCGTCCAAAGTTGGGTGTCTTCCATAACTCGCATGGCGACATTCTCCATATCGAGCAGGAAAGACCACTCATCATAGGTCGCACCTTCAAAGATAACGGTACGAACAATGTTTACGTCACCATGAGAAGTAACCCAGCGACTAATTGCAAGACCGAGAGTCTTATCCTTTGGCATCAACCGAAGTTTGCCGTTTGCGAAACCGTCAATCTTGGTCATGCCAAGAGGAGAAGCAAACAGGAACTTAGTACGATTGCCGTAGCGCATACCAGTACGAATGAAATCGTTCATGGTAGCTTCGGTCAGACCGCCAGTACCAAGAGTGGTAATATTAGTAGTGACATAATTCGTCACGCCACCCGTGGTACGCTGTGGGGTTGCCTGAACAGCACCGGCAGTATCTTCATACGGCTCACCGAACCAGAAGGATCTTTCAAGATCCACCATATGTTCAATACCAACCTTCTTACGCTGGTAATTTCGATCACCGCCACCATAAAGCTCGGACTTTTCCTGAAGTGTAGAAGCGCCGAACGGATTACGGAAGGTCTGAATGTAATTAAACACTCGACTAGTAATGGTGGTCTTGATAGTCGGAGTAACATCGTACTCCTCAGCAGCATTACCAAGAATCAAAAGCTCATCTGCGAGATTAAAGACCGCAGCAGAACCGCCAAGACCACGAACAATCGTAAGAGTGTCAGTAGAAATACCAGTAACGAGCATAACTTCGCCCGTAGTAGTATTCTTGACAACATCGTTTACCCGGAAATACGAACCTTCACCAGTAGTAACAACGATAGTTACAATCGAAGCACCACCGGAGTCAACCGTCGCAGAAGTTCGAGGAATGAGATCATCCTCAAGCCAAGCGTACTCAGGGTTAATAGCCTTCTTTTTTCGAAGGCGCATCAAAAGCACAACCAGAGGAGTTTTCTCCGGCTGCAAAAGGGAAATACGATTGGACATATCAAGAACACGACGGGTAGCCGTAATGTTCCCAGTAGTCCGAGTGCCAATAAGAGTGGTTGCCATCTAAAAAGTTTCTCCGTGAAAGTCGCTTTTATTCGTTAAGCGGTGAAAGACGAGTTTTGCCAAACAAACTATTCATCGTATCGTCATCAACACCGCTTACAGTATGGCCCGCACTCTGCATATCCGAGAGCAATTGATCGGCCTCCTCATCAGGATTGTTGGGCGCTGCACGGCCCCGAGGAGTACCAGTATTTGCCCTTGTTCCGATACCGGAACCCGGGCGCTCTGTGGATTGAATGCTTTTCATACCAGCAACACGGAAAAATACATCTTCGAGATCTTTTCTGGAATTAATTTGTACTTTTTGCTTTTGAATATATTCCGAAATGTCTGCTTCAAGGGGCTGAAATTCTGGATAAGTGTTTCGTAGATTTGTAACTGCGTCAACTACAGTCCTACTTCTATCGTTTTTCTGCAACGGCTCAATCCCTTTGGAGACAAGCTCATTAACTTTGCTCTCCATCCTAGTTTCAAAGTCAGTTAGAAACTTATCAGGATCAGCTTTCATATCTGCTTTAAGCTGGTCTCTAGAAGGATTGTCACCAGTTGCGCCGGTCGCGCCTGCACCCTTATCGTCTGTAGTCTCCACAGTTTTACCCTCGTTTTCAACTTGCTCTGGCTTCAAAAAAGTCGGTGTCGAACCTTTCTTTACAAGGTATTCTTTCTGATAACCTTCCTCTTCAAGAATCCTTTCTACATCTAGTACAGCATTTCCATCATCGTCAGCTTTTGTATACTCTTGCATCTTCTGATACATTTTTTCAATAGCGTCTGCTTCTTTTCCCTTAAAGGTGAGTACCCTTTCTTCGCCCTCACCCTCTGGCTTTTCTTCAATAATTTTTCCATCTGGCCCTACTTCGGGTGCTGTTACTGTGTCCGGCTCTTTAGGAATTCCAAGAGTTTCTTCAATGTTATCTGTCATGTCTCCCTATCCTGTATGTGGGACACTACCCAAGACTTCTAAAACATTTGCAGTATGTAGGTCTTGAGCAGCTTCCGCGTTATCCATTTCCTTTGAGCCCGTAACTTTGACAAGATCGAAGTTTGCACTAGCTCCGAATTCGTCTCGATGGTAGCCCATAAATTTGTAAGTAACTTGGTAAGTTACTTCCTTACCAATTTCAGTGTCAATAAACTGGTCGGCTAGACTGCCGCTTGCTGTCATTCCGCCTTCGAAGGGCATTGCGTTGTTCCTTTAGAGTAACCAAAGTTTTGCGAGCCTGATCGGCGCGCCCCGAAAAAGCAGTGAATTTAGTAAAGATATCTTTAAGGGCTTTTTGCTGGCCCTGCAATCGGTAGATATCTGGCAAGTCCCCAGCAACCGAAAGTTTTCTCATTGTCTCAGTTTGCATTTCTTCAGCAACTTTTGTTGCTGCTACATAATAAGAATGTCCCTGCATATCCATAACGAACTTTTCTACTTTAGCAAGCTCACTAAGTTTCTTTTCTAGTTCGTCAATTTGTATCTGAATATCAGCCATTTAGTGCCCCTTGATCCGCGAGTGTGCGGGTTAGGCTCTCTGCGCCTCCGGCCCCTCCAGGGCCGCTCTCGCGCGTGTTCTGTCTGTCCGGGCCACTACGGGTGTTCGGAGCCGTGGTGCCCGTGTCAGCCAAGCCTGGGCCGCCCTGCGAGATGCCAGCGCCAAGCTCGCCCGTGTTCTGCCGGAGCATGAGTTGCTTTTGCTTGAGCGCCTCACCATGCCCGACTTGGTGCCTGATATTTTCTTGGAGCGCAGAACCTTCCATATCTTTTTCTGCATCCTTGTGAACAATAATATGAAGCATATCATCGTCCCCAGGATTGACGGGAAGATTGATCTCCCCTTCGAGCATCAAATTATTTTCAACTTCAGGATCAAGGGCCGGTCCCTGTGCATCATTAAATCCTTCAGGGATATTAGGCATCATTGCTTCTGCGCCAACATCAGGAAGAATTTGCGCAATGTTAGGAATGTTGAATTCCTTAAGGAATCTCTTGAATAACTGGCCCATATTAATAGAAGTACCAGCCTGTTGCAGAAGAGGTAGCATACCTACCGCACTCTGCATAAGCTGGAGCATTTGATTCTGCCGAACTTGCGGGTTTCCTGCCGCTGGAGCAGACGCAATAGAAAAATCGTACTGCCCTGCGATATGTTCTGGAGTTGCTACAACAAAACGGAACCTGCTTGCTTCCATCGGATCAAGAATTCGGAAGACTTCATTAAACGGCAAGAACTGTTGATCCAAAGCCCAGATCATTTCGGCAAGGTGTTTGATTCCGACTTGAAGGAATTGCCCCTTAAGGACGAGTCTATTTTGCGCTGCCTGTTGAATGAGGCTAATTCCTGTTGCAGTGTCATTAAATCCAGAGGTGTTCTGAAAGGTTCCTGCGATAAAGTCACTAATCCCCGAGGTAAACTGCATGTCCTGCTTAAGTACACTTTCTTCTTGGAATGCACTGGCAAGGCTCGTTAAATCTGTGCGCAACGGGGTAAGATCTTCTGGATCGTCCACCGGAATAATTCCGTTGGGCCGAAACTCTAGCATGCTGCTATCAATATCGCTGTTCTTGCTTTTGAACATCGGGTTCATAGCTTGAACAACGAGATCCGCGCGCTGGTTTCTCTGGTCTGTTAGCTCTGTCTGAAGACTTTCGAGCATCTCAACATCGCCGATGCCATAAAGTTCACCTTCAGTATGGTTTACTCTGCTAAGTTCGATGGGGATCCTACCATGATGGTAATAATCCTGCTCGTCCTTGATAATTAGACCTTCTCCACTACCTCCGCTATCGCTCGACTCGGGCAAACCTTGAGGATAGCAGACCACAGTTGAGTGCATTTCTAACTTATGGCCTTTATTCCCGACCAAACCCCAATAAGCGATGCAAGGGAAGTACTCTCGTCCACCGGCTTTGATGTTATCGGGGCCAATCTTACCAACAGTTTCGAGCCGATCCTGAAGAGTCTGAAAAACATTAGTCAGCCCTGGCATATCCATAAGCTGATTGACATTATTGTTATAGATATTGCTTTCCTTATACTCGTTCAATTCCTCTTTGGTGAGTTGGAATTCGAAACCAGCATAAAGAACGTCGGGGTCGGACCAAGGATTTCCTGGCGTGCCCGGACATTGGAAGTATCTGTAAAGGTCAATGTTCTTTGCGATGGGATTATTTGCAATGACCTTATCCAGCTTGACAACTTGCTCCCCGAGAAAAGAACCATCTAAACCAACACGGGGAACACGCGCCTTAGTTTCTCGTTGTAGATACTTCCAGTCACCAAACATTGGGCCGGTGCCCAGCATTAGGGTCTGCTTTGCCCAAAGATAGAACAATGTTTGCGGATCTAAGTCGCGTTCAAACTGGTAATTGATAACCTCAGCAACGTCTGGTGCTGTAATTTCGGAATTGACTTTTCTTCCTGAAGCCTCAACAAATCGGCCAGAGCCAAACATTTGTTGCATGAGCAACGGTAGTTGCGTCTCGATGATAGTAAAGACATAAGGTATGAATAGCTGGGACTCGAACGGATAAGCTTCTCCTGTGCCTGTTGTAGAGATTTTGGAACGGTACATTCTATAGTAACGGTCCCAGTCATCCGTAAATTGACTCCTGTAATCTTTAGCCCAGATGTAATCTTCGTAGATTCTCTTGGCTAGATCTGCTTGGGCCTTAGATTGTTTAAATTCGCTACTCATCTATTACACCGCCCAAGAAAGAAGAAGCCACTCGTTAGGGTCTTGCATGTACTTACCGTATTCGTGCCCAGCATCTATTTCAGAGAAGATGTCGCTCCGCTTCCTACCATCCAAACGCGCGAAATGTTGAAGATTGAGGAGAACGGAACGATTCTTCTTATGGATCAAAGACTCTACTTTTTCTAGGTCTAATCTTTGTGCTTCCAAAATGACCCTAGAAAAAAGTTTAGAGCCTAGCATTAGGGTTTGTGCGAGAGGAGCTACCGAGCAATGGGTGAGGTAGTAGGTCTTATCGAAGGTCAAAGCCCTGGTCATTCCTAGAACAACGTCAACGTCCTCATAGTCTGGTAGATACTCGTTCTTAAGTATACTCTCATCATCTAAATCTACTCGGATGGTTCGTTTAGCAATGAAGATGTCAGCCCCAGAACCACCGAACCTATTACTAGAAAGCTCACGATCCAAATTAATAGGTTGAAAAAGGATCCTGTCGTCAGCAAAGCCACTCTCAGTCTTCCATTGATAAAAAACGAAGTTCTTAAGATACTTGCCGTGCTCTAGTCGAGCGCGCTCGATGACGATAGCCGGTCCTGTATGGATTAGTTCCATTACATTCTTCATAGACAATTTTCCTCTTTGGCAACTTCTTTGGAAGAGGGTTAGCCATCGCAAGTTCTACAGCATCGGCTAGCGCGTCTAAAATGTCGTCGCTGTCCCCGAAAGGAAATTGGTCTAGCTCTTGGGTAAAAAGGTCCAAGTTTTCTTTTGCTTCTGGTAGAGTCTCGCCTTGTTCGTCTACAATAGGGATGGCCCAATAAATCTTCTGGCCTTCGAGAAAAGGTTGGATCCTTTCAATACGCCCCTCTTTCCTAGTGTGTGTACTTCTCTTGATACCTACGATCTCACATTTAATATTTCGGCGTCTCTTTTCTTTTTCCACGAAAAACTTAAGTGTGGTCTGAAAAGCGACAGCTTCGATGCCAGATTGACGGGGCCGGTGTAACGCCAGTTCGCTCAAAAATTCGGAGATATGTTGATCTGGATTCCACTGACCCCGCCTAAACCCTACAATAAATAGATCCCCATCGGAATTGATCGCTACGGTTATGATTACCGCGTTATCACTTGTCTCGGTCTCTCCAACGGTGGGATCTAAAGTAGTATACTTGTATAACCTTGTTTCTTTTGCTTGGTGTGGTTTCTGAACTATCTGAAGATCCTTCACCCGAAAAACTTTATCTTCGGCTGGCTGGGGATCATTACAGTATTGGCAGTTATAAATATACTTCTTCTGTCGAGCTTTGAGTTTCCGAAGGTGTTCAACAGTAAATCTTTCGGGGAAGCTCGGCTCGGCTTCTTCATCGTTGAGGTCGTAACCTTCGCTACGGTTCTTTAGGTCTTGGGTGAGGAACTTTATGTACAACGGGTTTTCGCCTAGCTTCACAAGTTCCTTGTCTGTTTTAATGACTGCGCCATAAACGTCCATGTAATGCCAGCGAGTACCAACAATTGTGTGCTGATCGTGGGGAGGGTCTAGTAGACTTTGGTACTCCGCTAGAGCCTCAATTACTTTCAATCGCTGTTCGGCAGTTTTGGCGTTTTCTTTGTTGACGATATCGTCGAAGATGATCCAGTCGTAATGGGATGAAACCACCGCGCTTTCGATCCCCGAAACCGAGAATGTAGGCTCTCGCAGTTGAAAACGGGTTCTCGCAGGCGTAGTAAATTCGCTTTGCGTTCCTGCTCCACTCGCTTTAGT